TACGGCACATCATAGGGATACTCACTGGGTAGATAATCATAATCTATGTGAGCCAAGATCCTGAATTCATCTCTTTGAGCTTTATGCAATCGTTTGTGGATTGCAGAGAAGAATTTACTGGATGCTTCCAGTAGTGCCATTGTTGTACCTACAGGGCCATAAGAAGATGCTTCCGATACAATTTGTTCTGTACTGTCGGCAAACTTCTGACCTGCTGCTGTAACAAAACCAAGCATCTGGAACAAGGTCGAGGAAGGCTCTTTGTAGGGAAGAGGAACGATAGCCTTTGCCAAGTCCATGCCTGTAGATTCAACTTCTTTAAACTCACCGGGGCTGATAGGATCGTTGTCACCAACCATTCTAACACCTTTGGCCTTAAACCCTCCCGGCAGATTTGCAAATTGACCTGCATCAATGAGGCTTCTCATTGCTGCTGTTGCACTCATAGTTAAATTTCCTAAGAAATGCATCAGGCCAAAACCGTAGAAACCAAAGCCGGGAACAAATCTATAATGAACAAAGTGAGATACTCGTTCCTTATTATTATCCTCTGGTTTATAATTTCTACGTATACAAAGAACCTTTCTGGATTGCTCCTCTATTGTAACAATATAGGGAAGTGCAATACCTTCTTCCGAATTAGGTTCTTTGATCTCTAGGAAACAATGTTGTTCCAATAAAACATATTGAGGATCTGAATCCATTGTGGGAGACAATCCTAATATTGTATCCATCTTGGATGCAAAAGCTGTTGGTTCTGGATTGGTAGCATGTGGAAGTTCTATGTCTGAATAAATACCAGAACGAACATCTCGTGCCAGATCCACTGGACTACGATAAATTACATGGGTGTACCTGTCTGCCTTTCTGAGATTGCTGGCATAGTAAGATACATAGAATTGATCAATGGGAACAAACTCAGAAACAGGACGTTTCAGGTTTGCATCATAATAAACTTTTTTAAAGGCTGAACCAATCAGGGGAAGATGGAACAACATTCTTTCAAACTCATCAAAGTATTCTGGCATCTGTTCTGTGAGTTGATAGTTCATGAAGTTCTTGACACGATTGGATTGCATTTCCCTTTCAGGAGTTGACTTGCCAAGTATCTGTGTCTTTACTGGTCCTGAAGATGGGAACAACTCTTGAGATGCCTTGCTCTGGAATTTAACAGCAGACTCTATGAGTAGAGGATGCACAGCCGTGCAAGCTCCTTCAAAGGGTTCTGTTCCTTCCTGTATCTTCAGACCAAGAAGATCAAAGCCTCTTTCAAACATTGACTCCCATTCCTGTCGGGAACTTTTATCAGAATCATAATTATGATAAACATCCTCTGCAATCTTACTGAGTTCATCATCTTCCAGTTTCTCTGCAAGATTACCGTACCATTCTTTAATAGGCTCATCAGCCTCCATCTCTATGGTACTGGAGAAATCTACTATTACTCCCCCGTCTGGTTCCACTTCAAATGTAGCCTCTTGTTCCTCTTCTAGAGCTACAGGATTCATAGGAATAACATTTGCCAATTCCTCTGGTATCTTTTCAAATGGATTTCGTTCTGTTGCCATTATATTACTTTCATATTATGTGTATAGGAATTACGTTCCCTTACGAAACTATTTTATTTTTTGTTATGAATTTTCCCCATTACACTATTATACATTAAAACAGAATGGAATGCAAGTATTTCTTTTATTAAGTTCTCCAGTAAGCAACTCTTTTCTTTCTTCTAGGTTCATCTTCCCAATCAGGATCATCAGGATGTATGAGATGCCAAGACTCTCTCATGTAATGTACTGCCATTGTCAGGGCATCTACCTGATCATCATGGGCTGCATTGGGAAACTGTATGAGTTCCTCCAGAAGATCATCAGCCCATCTCTTGTTCTTGGGTATCCATACTCTACCTGTTTCCAACATGGGAGATGCTGCATAGACACGACTAACCTTATCTCTGTCGGGAAGATATTCCATGACAGGAAGACCACTTCTCCTCATGTCCTGTATGAGTGACTGTCCACTGGCTTTTTTCTCTATGATACAAACATCAGGTCTGTAGTCTTTGTACATGATCTGTGTCATACGTCTTAGTTCGGGGTATTCAAACCTTCCCTTGATATTACCCAGAAGAATAAGATTGGAAATGTAGCTTTCCCTGCCATCTTCATCCTGATCATACATGGAAAAGATACCCCATGTTTGTATAACAGAGAAATCTGCTGTAGTTCTTGTGGAGAAAGCAGTATCATAGGTCTGAAGAATAAAATCACACGTAGGAGGTTCGGAATGTTCCCACCATTTGATCCATCTTTTCTTTATCAGACCCCCTTCTTCTGGAGTAGGGTTCTGCATGTACAGGGCATTCCAGTATCTTGCCCCGTTGGATGCCTTAATTTCATTTTCATCTACTTGTAGTATTTTTTCTGGCTTCCATTCAGGGAAATAGGAAGATCCAACAGGTAAATCCAGCAATTCAGAGGCTTGATCATCCAGCCATGCAGGTATCTTGATAACTTCCCATGGAATAATCTCATATTGGTCCATTTCCTGCTCTTGTTTCAGGAGCCAACCACACAGATCGTCATAATGGTAACGAGTATTAATGATAAGTATAGCACCATTGGGCATGATACGGGTTCTAAGACCAGCAGGGTACCATTCCTTTACATATCTACGTCCTGCTTCGGAATAGGAGTCCTCTTCAGACATGACATCATCCAGAATAGCTACGTGGGCACCTCGTCCTGCAATTTGACTACGAACACCAGCAGCATAGTAGGTTCCACCAAGGTTTGTTTTCCATTTTCCTGCTGCCCTGACATCGGTTCTGAGGGAAACACCCTTGAATATACTTTGAAATTTCTCATCATTGACAAGATCCCTGACAGATCTGCCAAAATCACTGGATAACTGGTCACTATGGGACACAGTAAGGATCTCATGTTCAGGATGACGACCTATGTACCATGCTGGAAACAACTTGGAACAGATAACAGACTTGGAACTACGGGGAGGCAGGAAGACCATTAGTCTTTTTATCTCACCAGATTCCAGTTTATTTAATCTATCAGATATTACCTCTATATGTTTACCCATTTTCCAATCGGAAACAAGACTTGGAGCCATGAGTCGTACAAAGGTTAAGAAATCTTCTTTAGATTCTCTTTCAATAGTAGTATTTAATAGATTATGTAATTCCAGAAATGGTAATAAGGTATTTATACTTTCTTGATTAGCTTCTATATCCATAGATATCCTTATAATTGGAAAGAAAGGTAAAATAAAATATAAAATAAAATATATGTAAGGAGTCCCTTGTATATATTATAACTATTATAGTTATATTATACACTATATTTATTCTATGTCAAGTATTTTTTTAAAATTATTTTGCCCCTAGTATTTTTGGTAAATATATGGCACCCCCATATACACTCACACGAGCATGGGCCAGTTCTTTGGGGTGGGGTAGTCTTTCGGTGTTATGGGAAATCCCCAGAAATCTTAAATGTTACCTTATAACATTACAAATATAGGGAAATGGAACAAAACGGGAACAACTATGGGTATTAGAACAAACATAGAACACTTGATGATTGCCTATTTTTTAGGCATTATGGTGACTGCCTAAATTATAGTCATCTCTTGTAAGAGAGTGACATATATATCACAGCCAATTCCTGCCAAAAATAATGAAATTAAATTCATTTTTATCGTCACTCAACCTTGAAAATCGACACTTCAATGCCCATGTGTAATACATGCCATATCTACAACATGACCAAGGATCTAGTAGTATGAAATGTTGGACTCTTACTTTTAATGCATCATTTCCAGAACGACCATATGATCTATCATTTCCAATTGATTATATACAAATGATAACAATTGATAATGTAGCTAGTCGTTCCGAAGCTATAGAGCAAGCTACCAACCAGTTACCTACTAGTGACAAATGGTGGAATAAAAAGTTTGAAGATGTGACTTGGAAACTAATTAATATAACTAATGAAGAGGACGTTTAAACAGTGGAACAAAACTTCAAAACTAGGGAAGAGTATTTGGTAGCATCTGATACCTTGCTAAACAAATATGTATTCAATGCAGAGGGTATTAATTCCATTCCTTCTAATGTTGTCTATTCTTGTTCGTTTGCCACTACTGGCAATCGGATAGGTGCAAAGCACATTACACTAGGACAATGTTTTGACCCGTCATGTTCAAGTGACAAGGTGAACTTTCAAATAGTCATTACTCCATTACTTGACGATGTTTTGAAAGTATTGGCTACTCAGGTACATGAGAAAATACATAAGATTGTGGGGCTTGCTTGTGGTCATAAGGGGGCTTTCCCAAGAATGTGCAAAACAGTGGGACTAGAAGGCAAACCCTCTTCTACCCATGCAGGAGCAAAACTAAAAGAAACATTGCAGGAAATAGCCGACGAATTAGGACCATATCCACATAGTGCTTTGGATACTTCCGAACGTAAAAAGCAAAGCACTAGAATGTTAAAGTGTGAGTGTCCCGAATGTGGCATGGTAGTGAGGGCAAGTCGTAAAGCCCTCGAAAATGGCCCACCACATTGTTGGGATACGGAGCATGGCCCAATGGAGATAGTAGACTAGCCCGTTTAAACACCTTGCCCCACTAGCCCCACTTCAAAATATTGATTGGGGCTTTTGGGGTAGAAACATAAAGTGGAGTAACAGCAGTGCATAAATTAGTAAGAACAACAGACCCAAAGATACACCAGTATCGGGGCTGGCAAATCGAGAAACAGGTAGACAATACGTTTGCCATTACATTTTCTAAAGATTTCTGGAGTACAGAATTTCATACTCAATCACCTCCAATTGCAACCGTGAAAGAAGCACAGAAGGCCATTGACCAACAGGTGGAGCAGGGCCAATGAACGACTACCTCATATCATTTATGAATAGTGATAAGTTTACTTTGCATTATGAAAGTGTAGAAGTGGCAACGGACACCACTAAACAAGCTATCAAAATGGCCAAGGCCAAGCTACCAAGCCCTAGATATGGTCAAAAGTGGCACCTACGTAGAGTAATTTGCAATGATTGGAATGTTGGCTTTGAACCTACGGATTTATGATAGCCTGTTTAAACACCCTGCCTCACTAGCCCCACTCCAAGTAATTGGTTGGGGCTTTTGGGGTAGGAAAACCAATACAACTAGTGGGTGATATATGAAAACTACAGTAATAACAGCACCATCAATCTGGGCAAGTTATCTTATCAATGGTGATAGTTCAGGCATTACGGAACAAGACAAGATTGATGCCGACAGATATCTAAAAGATGTAGATATTGTCGATGTTGTTAGAGATGATGATGGAGAAGGCATGAACCCATACTTCACATGGCAATATCAATTGCACGGTGGAGATTATGAGGGTGGAGAGGTACTCGACTATGTAGCCGTATTGACTACGAATTGGGAACTAGAAGAGTATCTGGAAGGTAATTTATAGACCGTTTAAACAGGCTATAGGAAAACACAATACTTCCTATAGCCTCTTGAAAATATTAACCACAATCCCTATATCTTAGGGGTACAACGAAAGTAGGTGTAATATGAATATCAAACAAATAGCCATCGATCATTTAAAACAACACATCAAAGAGGGTGATACTCTTTTCACAAACGTCACACATGTTTCCAGAAGTGGAATGTCCAGGAATATAAATGT